AAGTGAATAATGATACTCCTGCGACTTTGGCATGTTTTTCGTATTTGGATATATGTTTCATGGATGTTATTGCATTTATAGTTTAGCGAATCACTTTAGTTCCGTAAAGCGCTTTTCTCTGGTGGTTTTATGGATTTAAGTCTATTCTACTACCTCTATGAATTACACTGCCTGTTGTATTAGATGTTTTATTTTGACTGACAGTTTCATTAAGGTTGCCTCTCACATCTACATTCATATCGCCGCCTACTTTCATATTATAATCACCACTCACATTGGTATTCATCTTACCATCTTTTAATACCACATTCATATCCCCTTTATCTATTTGTATATTAACAGACGCATTAGGTCCTATCTGTATGTCATAGTGGTTATTCTCTTCACCATTCTTATTAATGTATATCTTATGCCTGCCACCTATGGTGATATCAGCATTGCCTTCAATAATCGCTTGCCTTTTACCTGATACTATGTTATAATGGTCGCCTTTAACTATATTAACCTGGTTACCATCCTTGTCTATCTCTTGTGAGGTGCCTGTTCTATGTGCCGTGAATAACCTCTCATGGTCTTTGGTGTCGTCTATCTCTATGATATGGCCACTCTCACTCTCAAATACATGATTATATGGATAAACGGCCTGATACGGTATAACAGGCTGACTCCAAGTGTCTCCATCAGACGCTTCTATGGTAGTGCTTATATGGTCTTCTAATGCGACTGTATCAAAGTCGGCTGTGGGGACGCCAGTCTTCCTTGTTAATTTTCGTAATTCTAAACCTAGGTGTGGTTGACTATTATCATTAACGGCCAGACGATTCGTGTCCACCTCATCTTTGTATTTCGGATAAACGCCGTTAGGGTCATAAAAACCCTTATTAACATCCGCCAATTCAGACGGCTTGCCAGGTAAAGTTCCCATTACCATAGGTTCTTGCATTGCATAACCATCACGGAAGTAACCAAAAACCCAAGTTCCCTCCACAATAAAACCTGGCGAGCTGCCTAATCCTGAAATCCCGGAAGAAGTAATCGGGTGAATAAGTTGCGACCACGGTAAATCTGCCGTAGGTAAATCATCTTTATTATCAGTATGAATCCCCACACAACGCACTCGTAGCCTGCCTAGTTTCTGTGGGTCTTGCCGGTCTTCGACTACGCCGTTGAACCAAATAAAGTTATTTTTCCCTAAAAAATCTTTGTCGTACATGTTATTTTTTCCGATATATGCCTGCCTTTAAAGCACCAAGCATACGCATTAATTACCTATTTAATTTATTCTTACGCATATTACTTATACAGCCTCGCACCCTCTGGTAACCCTTACCTGATAGGGCATATAAACTGCGTAGACTAGTCCAAGTCTGGCCTAAAAGCTCGTTTGAGTATCTCCAAGACCTTTTGACGGCCACTCGTAGTTTACTCATATTAGACATTCTTACAGGTTTCTTTCTATGAAACCTATGAGATGGTGGCCTGTTTTGCCTTTCTACCCATATTAGTATTTGTCCTAACATATCTCCCTCTACACATCCTGTGGCTGGTGTACACACAATAGCTTGTTTCTCTTCTCTCGTTCTTCTCATTATATTGCCTTTCAATATGCCGGTCACCTAATAAGCGCCGGATTCTCTAAATCTCTATGTTATCCTCGTTGTATATATCAACTCTGACCGAATTGTCTTTATCCACGATTAATGGGTCGGACTCACTCGGAAATGGCGTCCTAACGCTATCCTTGAAACATCTCAATGTCATCTCATGTCTTTGTGCCTCTGTGGATATAGTGTGTTTAATCGCCATTATCAGATATCTACCATTTGTATATGGATTAGGGTCAGGTTTCTCTCCTGGTTGCATAACAGGTACAGAGAAGTTTATTATATCTCCTGCGTTGATTGATGTATTACCATATACTAATAGTGATAGGTTTAAATTCTTAAATCCTGCTCTTTGGCTGATAATCTTTGGTAATGTATCACTCGTAGGTACAAATTCATAGTCATTATGTACCTTACTTGTTTCTGTCACCACCATCTTCTTACTATCTGCGAATTCAAATAAACTCTTGCCCATGTCATTTAACTTAGCATTAGGTGTAATCTGTTTATCACTATCTCTATCCTCACCTATTGTTTCAGTATGGTAACCCTTTTCAAAATTCTCTTTGTAATTAAAATCATGTGTCTTAATAGTCTTATTAAATGCGTCATGCACGATTAATTTGTTGGCGTAAAATCCATCTGTAATATTGGTCAATGTATCAACAGGTTTATTAAACTCGTATTTAATCACGGCCATCATTCTTCTTTCTATGTCCTTGACCTCATCTTTATTACTGTCTTTGACCATATTGACCTGCGATTGGTAATTAAACATAGACGGTTTGGCAATTGCACCACCAGACGCCAACATGGATTCTAAACTTCTAAAATGAAACCCTTGGCCTGTTTCAAAGAAACGATAACCTGAATTATTGTATTTACCTGATATGGCCTGCGAACAGAGGAAACTAATTGCCTTATATGGTTTCAAACTAGGTATCACATACTTGGCATTTGTTTTTGTTTCTTCAATGAACAATGGTTTTTTACTATTAAGATATTTCTTTGACCGTACCATATCCTCTACTGCGTTCTCAATAGGACCCTTATATGCCTTACTGACTGTAGTAATTTGGTTATTATACATTTCAGGCGAACAGAAATAGATTTTATAAAACTGACCTATGTCATTGTTAGGGTCTTTTCGTACTTGGTCTACCTTGTATATCTGAAACGGTGTGCCACCATTCTCGGTCATGTCATAACCAGGATATCCTGGCGTATTAAACTTGACTGATAATCTTTCAAGACCAGTTAGTGGAAATATAGTTCTTACATCTTGCGTATCATATACGGTACATGCACCAGATAAATTACTGTTGAATATATCCTCGGTAATAGTCATAGACAACATGATACCTTTAATGTCTATAAACTTTGGTTTACTTTCTTCTTTGTCTTGTCTGTAGGATATTATTGATAGTTCAGATAAGTTATACTTACCGACTTTATCTAATACATTAGAGTCATTTGCCATGTCATTATCTTCTTATCAAAGTGCTAAATTCATTTTCAAAGGCAGGTAAATAGTTCTTGTTAAGTAATCGTATTTGCCTTTTTGTGTCTTGTATTCTTCTTTCGTATTGTATATTGGTAACTGCCTCTGCGCCGGCCTCTGTTTCGTTACACTCTACTTTGTGTGAATAGTCACTAGGACCCTCACCTGTTTGTCTGCCACTCAATTGTGTCTTCTCATAATGGTGTACATCATCTGGCTGTGCGTATTTGTCTTTTACATATTGTTGAAATACATACTCGTCTAACGGCCAGTCATAATATCTATTGATAATATTATTAACAAGTGTTACCACCCAAAAATAATCTGTATCACCATATACTTTGTATGCAATGTCTTCAGGTTTCTCTCCCTCTGATACATCATACTTATCAAATGCTGTGACATTATTGATAATCTTACTTCGTGCCTTGACTCTTCTAAAGATATCTGTTACTTCTTTTGTATTGCCATCACCTTTTAGGTCATAGTCTATACCAGGAAATTGATTAAAGTATTTCATTATGCGCCTTGCTCGATATCTTGTTTAGTAATAATTCTGTCTTCTAACATGTTTACTACTAATCTTGTGTGTACAGGTTTACCATCACCAAATGTAGTCCATTGTCCGTCTGGCGAATAATCAACTTCTACATCTGTACAGTAACAAGCACCAATTCTATTCAATGATGTGTTCTCTGCACTATTAAACATGTAACTAATTTTCCAATAGTTTGGTGTAGTAAATACAGAACCCATTGTACCGTCTTTAAAACCTGGTGCTGAATTGTATTTGAATATGGCAATAATCTTTTCTACTGCGACTGCCTCTGCCTCACTTCTAGGCCAGAAATCAAATGTAAATGAGAATGTTCTTGCTTGTGGTGAATTATAAAATGCTTCACTTCTAGGATTAACTGCGACACCAGCTCTCTTTGCCAAAAATCTTACGGGGTCACCTTCACCAGCCAATGCAACAAATTCACCTAAAATCTTTTTAGCGTTTCTAGCTGTTGCACCTACGACACCTTGTAATGCAGCCTCAATTTTAGCGGCATTTCCCTCTGCACCTGCAATAGCAACACCAGCTGCCTCTAAATCTCCTACCATGCCTGTTTCTTCGGCGTCATATGTTTGATTATAACTTGTCTTAATACCTGTTGGCATATACAATGCTATACCTGAAGTTGATATAGAATGTGTTGGTGTTTTTGCTGTAATCTTTTGTTTTTCAAATGGTTCATAACTATATGTTTTATATCTGCCTGCTGGTCCTGTTGTACCTGTTTGTACTTTCTTTGACCTAAACTGACTTGTTTGTGGACTATAACCTACAAAACCTGATTCAAATAATATGTAATGACCAAGTTCGTTGCTACCAAGGTCTAGTGGATATTGTACAGGATTAAATGATAATGGATTTGTCGCTTGTCTTTGTGATGGACTATCTGGTATTTCCATACCCGATTTCTTTAACAACTTGGCAGCTACTTTACCAGCGTCTTTCTGACTACCGCCACTTGTAAAATTATTAATAATCTTACTGACATGTGGTATGGCAAAATTTGTTGCGACTTGTTTAAATGGTTTAAATGACATGTATAAATAATCCTTAGTTAGTAATATTTATATAGGTAATAAGAGTGAAATGAGAAAGAGTTACAAAGGTCTATACAAACCCACCAATCCAAAGAAATATGTCGGCAATACCAGCCAAATAGTGTATCGTTCACTATTAGAAAGACGATTCATGCGTTATTGTGATTTAAATAAAGATATTACGCATTGGGCAAGTGAAGAATTGCCTGTTAGATATTATAGCCCACTAGACAAGAAATATCATAGATATTTTCCTGACTTTGTTGTAAAGACGGTGAATGGTGATAAGTACATGATTGAGATAAAACCCTCCCGACAAGTAGGAAAACCCAAATCACCAAAACGCAAAACAAAATCTTACATGCGTGAGTCATTTGAGTATATTAAGAACCAGGCTAAATGGTCTGCCGCTAGACAATACTGTGAAGATAAAGGTATGCAATTTAAGATTATTACCGAAAAAGACCTCGGTCAATACTAAGCACCACCCCATGCCATATTTTTAAAATAATCATCACTATCAGTAGTTAATGAACCTGTGTATGTTTCATTTTGATTATTAACATTTTGATTATTTTGTTTAGTAGAGTTATCAATGTATGTTACTGATTGGTTCTCGCCTTTTTTACCATATCTATTAAGAGTTTCAGTTTTGTATGTTGTTTCAGTTGTGTCGCCCTCGATATTTGTTACACTAGATTTTACAATCTCTTCGCCACCTTTTACATCACCACCATCTGTGCTAGGGTTATTACTACCTGAATTCATAATCTCATCATAAACTCTCTTGTATGCCTCTGTTGGTGATTCACCACCTGGAAAACCTGCCTTAACAAAAGCTGCACTAGCAGCTACAATTGCCTTAGCTCTCTTACCAAAATCCATAACACTCGCTTTTATATTGGCATACTTTTCTTTTATACCATCCATATTAAATAAGTCTTTGAAAAAATTAACTGCTTTAGTTACTACACCCTCTTGACCTGTTGCCTCATCACCAAATAAGAAACCTCTAATAGTGAATGGATTATCGGGGTCACCTAGATTAAATATGTCTTGTACAAAACCTATCGCCATGTCAACTGGTGTTGTCACAAGTGTGAATAAGAAGTCTGCTGTACCACCAACTAGATTTTTAAGACCTTTTGTAATTCTTTCTAAATCTAATGAGAATATACCTGTTACAAAGTCAACAAGACCGCCAACTGCTGTACTGAAACTAGCAGTAACATCATTACCAAAATCTGTAATGATAGTTGCCATATGTTCAAGACCTAACTTCTCTAACATCCAACCTGTTGCGTCTGTTACCAATCTAACAAGACCACCAATAAATCCATCTACGATACCTGTAACTGCACCTCTAATACCGTCAAGAATACTACCCTCTTTCTCAAACTCATCCATGAAACCTTGGTAACCATCAAATATTCCCATGATGATTGTAATAGGCAAGAATAGTTTACCAATAACATTACCTATTGCTTTCAATGGTGTAAGTAATTTACCTAATGTACCTTTAAGAGCACCGCCTCCACCAGCACCGGCAGGACCACCTGAACCAGCAAAACCAAATATTGCACCAAAGGCTGATTTCATAGGTGTGATTACACCAGCAATACCTGATTTAATACCATTTAATGATGTTACTGCCATAGAATATGCTTTTGAACCTGATATTTTTTTAACAAAATCTAATTCTTTAAATTTGTCTGCTAAACCTACAAAAGCTGGTAGTTTTATATCTTTGAATTTAAGTAACGCATTGGCTTTTAAATCATCTAATCTTAAAATGAAATTAGATTTAAATAATTTTAAACTGTCTGTTGCATTGTCTATAAACTTGGCACCTAAACCAAGTGTACCAATTTTAGTTACACCACTTGCAAAGGTGGCCATTCCCTTAATACCTTTTAACTGTTGTGGTAATCTAATCAAGTCTTCAAACATTGTACCTCTGGCAAATGCAGCCAAAGCTGTCAAGGCAGCCGCAGCTGCCAATACACCAGGTATACCCTTAGCGTCTTTAAGTCCTTTTACATCTTGTACAACAGTAGGTCCAGCAGGACCTTTTTCTTCACCTGCGTTCTCTCTTGCTTGGTCTCTTAATCTTCTTGCTTCATCTTTATCAAATTGAAACATTGACTTGAATATACTGAGCATACTCTCGGTGTTGTTTTCATTTTGTCTACCAATTTCTCTTAAATCTTCTAACAAGGGTAACGATAATTGTTCACCTGCACCACCACCCATAGCCGCTTGTCCACCTTTTAATGCTGAACCTACGGCCATTTGTGCTGATTGAACAGCTGAAATCATTGCGCCTTTAGTTTTACCCTTATTCTCTGCCATTATTTTTTACTCTTACTTGTACCTGTGTATAGACCAAACCAGGCAGCGCCAGCACCAACAACGATACTGATTAACCCACTCTGTTCCATAGTCGGAGCCGCCAAGTTCATATACCATATTACACATTTGTATAATAGAATAATATAAACTGTTAAGAACAATCTTGGAAATATTCTCCAAGCGTCAACAGCTCTTGCCATGTCTATTAGACCTTGATATTTGTTTTTACTAGAGTCAACTGTTGAGGTGTCAATTTCTAGTTCTAAATTTACTTTTTTTGTTTCTGTACTCATTTTCCTTTATTAGCCCTCTCCCTAGCCTTTTCGTTTTCTTCTTTTATATGAGCTATTAATAAATTCATATAAATTTCCCTCTCCCACGGTATCATATTTTCCAACTCTGTTAGAGAATATTTATGGTGTTGCATTAATGCAAAGTTCACCTGAAAATAATTCTCTAGGTTGTCATGTGAGAGGGCTATGCGAAAAAACTTTGTAGCCCACTTAACATGATTTTACTTTTCACTTTGGTTTTTGGATTTTCTACCTCAACCTCATGTTGTAACCGTGGCATAGTATTAAAGAAGTTTTGAATTTTAACAAATACATCTGTAGATAGTGATTCTAAAAATGTTTGCATTTCTTCTTTTGTATAATCACTTGCTTTGTGTACTGTTTCACCTTCATAAATTTCGTAAACAACATTTCCAATCACATCAAATAATGCCTGTGTCTTCAATGTCTTTGCGTCTTGTTCGGGGTCAAAAGTATCAATAGTAGGATATGCTAATCTCATTTTGATTTTATCATTTACTACTACCTCATTTGTGTGCTTGTCATCAACTTGCACCTCAACTTTTGATAAATCTAACTCCACATTTGCGTAAGTTTCTTTATCATCAGGACAAAGTAACTTTAACTTAGCGACCTCACCTACTGATTTAGCTCTAACATTTAAAAAGATATACTCTAAATCAAATGTCGGTAATACATTTACATTAATACTTCCAAATGTACATGCGTGAACAATCTCTTTTAGTGCCTTGGTAATCTCGCCAGCGTTCTCGGATTCCATGGCTAGTAACAAAATCTTTTCTTCTTTTACAAGAAAAGGTCTGTACTTGACTTGTACATCACTTGATGGTAATGTCAACTCATATGTCGCTGTTTCTAATATAGG